GATGAAGTTGTTATTTTTAGAAATATATATAAGGGTACAGAGATTGATAATATCAATGTTAATGATATTGTATATGACCCATCTTATCCAAGGTCAAATAAATTAAAATGTCCAAATCAAAACTGTATGACTCTCAATCCCAAAAAAAAAAAGAAACAAGAATGTATATTTTTAACAGGGGATAATATGAAGAAGATTTATATTTGTACTACTTGTAAAACTCAATGGGGGTATTAGTACAAATAATCAAATCTAAAAAAAAATGAAGAATAAAATATTAAAGATAACATAATATAATAATATAATGTTATCCAATCATAAAAAATGTGATGTTTTCACACCAGAAAAAATTTCAAAACAAATGGCACAATATATGAAAGAAGGTGGGAGTTTATTAGAACCATCTGCTGGCAAAGGTCATTTATTAAAGTATATACCAAGGCAAAATAAAATTGATGTATATGATACAGAAAAAGAATATTTGTCTCATATAAAATTCAATGATATAAATAGTGATAAATTTACATCAAAATGTTCTGATTTTTTACGAAATGAAATAAATGAGACATATGATAATATCATAATGAATCCTCCATATATAAAAATTCAGGATTTACAACCAGATTATAGAAAATTTTTACAAAATACTTTTCCATTATTAAATAGTGGAAATATTGATATTTATATGGCATTTGTTATAAAATGTATAAAATTATTAAAAGATGATGGAGTTATGGTATCTATTACACCAAATAGTTATTTATTTAATAAATCTGCAACAAAATTTAGAGAATATCTTATAAAGAATAGATTTATTAAGGAAATAATAGATTTTGAATCTGAAAAAGTTTTTGCAAATGTAAATGTTTATTGTGCAATAACAATTTATACTAAGGAATCTAAAAAATATTTATTATATAATAATAAAAAAATTTATTATAAGAATATTAAAGATGATTTTTTTGGAAATACTAATAAAAATACATTAAATAATATTATCAATGCAAAAAATGGTATTGCTACATTAAGAGATAAAATTTTCATTCATCAAAACAAATTATATGAAGAACCATGTTGGAAAAAAATTTATAAAGTTAGTAAAAATAAAATAAATTGGATAATATATCCTTATACGTCAGATATAAAAATTATTAGTGAAGATATATTCAAAAAAAATAATCCAAAAACGTATAAATATTTAGAAGATAATAAAGATGAACTTGCAAAACGCGATAAAGGTAATAAGAATTATGAAAAATGGTATGCATATGGAAGACGTCAAGGATTAAATTTTTCTAAATCTGAAAATGTATTATATATTTCAACAATGGGCAATATTGATTTTCCAATATATAAAAATAAACCAATATTATACTATTCTGGATTATGTATAAGTATGAAAAATAATATTGATGAAGGTATTGATATTGATAATATTTATAATATGATAGATAATAATAGAAAATTTATATCCGACCATTCATCTAAACGTTCTAATAATTGGTTTAACATAAGTGGTTCAACAATTAAAAAAATCAACATGTTGTAATAAATTACTAAAAATAATATAATTTGATGATTCATTAAAACCAATTACTTTTTTATTTTCGTAATCAATATCAATCAAATATGTGATTATATAATCATATACTTCATTGCAACAATGTTTGTCGTATATATGTAAGTCCTTTTCATATGTAATTATTTCAAATTTTTTTAAAGTTTTGTTTTTTTTGAAATATGGACATTTAGAAATAAAAATATTAAATGGTACAATTTTAATATGAGGCTGAGATAATTTAATTGTTCGGCATTCTCCTATTAAAGATTCAAGATAATTATTTTTATTTTGTTTGTAATTACTACATATAAATTTGACACATATAACAAGAACATATTTATTTGTAATTTTATTGTAAACTACAATATCAACTTTTTTTTTACCAGACGCATTCAATGCTGGGATATTTTTTTCTTCAAAAATGTCATAAATTGCTGGATTAAGTATTCTTTTAAGATTTTGATGAATCCAATTATGTATAATATTTACTTTCTTATTACTTCTTGAACCGAATTCTCTATAAACATCATATGATGATTGCATCATATTAATAAATTCGTTATATTCTGTTTGATACCAACTACATGGATTTGATAAAGATATTATTTTCATGGCTTATTGTTTTATATTTTATTTATAACAAAATATTATTCATATTTTATTATATTACTATTAAAAAAATATTCTATCACGCTGAGATTGACTGTTTCCAGATGGTATTCTTTTATTTTTAATCCATTTATTATGCATATTCATTTTACTTTTTGGTTGATTTATATTAATATATAATTTATTAATTAAATTATAAAAGTTAAAAATTTTTATATAATTATTATAATGATGGTTTTTCACATGAAGTGCATCGCTTTCTTTACCATATTCTAAAATATTTAGCAAACTCTTATTAAGCAATGAAGATGATGTTACAAATAAATTTGTTTTTTTTGCCATATAATTTGATAAATGGGCATCATCTGCTACATTAAAGTGAGGATAATTTATAATATTGAAAATATCATTATCAATAAATTTACGTATATAAGATACACTGCCAAATCCTTCTAATACCGATGATTCTATAAATTCGAGATTATCTGTTATTGGAATATTAATTCCATTAAGAATTTTATTATAGTGTAGCCCAGATATACCAAAGGTACAATTATCATATTTGTTATTTAAAATTTTATAATGTTTCATCATTGTTTCTGGGTAACAAATATCATCATCAACAGTAATAATAATATCATAATTATTTATTTTAGGATATTTTAATGCACCCAATAATTTAGTTGCTGGGCCATAGTCCCTATTTAAAACATTTATGGTTACTCCATTTTTTTTACAATATTCACTTATTATATCTGGGACAATAACACTTTTTGAAATATTTAATAATATAATATCTGATTGAATTACTTGTTTTATAAGTGAATTGAGCATGGGAATTATTTTTGAAATTCTTACCTGTGTTGTTGTAAATGAAATTGCATACTTTTTAATATTTTCTAATATTTTCAATTTAAGTTTTTTATCCTTATCCATATAATATAATAACTAATAAAAAATAATCATTTATACACGATCAAATAAATATAAAAAATGAATCATTTATATTTAAAATATATTATTTATTATAATATAATGAGCAAAGAAAATAATAATTCAAATGAACTTGCAACAAATGATCTTGTAACAAATGAGTCTATAATAAATGAGGACTCGGGCGAAGACGACGAAGTCAGTGAATATAATTCAGAATCAGACGATGATTTAGATGATGATTTAATCGAAGAAGGGGACGATGATTTTAAAGTAATTGACTTTACAAATACATATGAAAATATGGTAAATAAAAAAGATAAGAACACGCTTCCTATAATGTCAAAATTTGAAAAAGCGAGAATAATTGGTGTAAGAGCACAACAAATTGCAGATGGTGCTATTCCAACTGTAAAAGTCCCTGATAAAATGAGATCAACAATTGAAATTGCCAAACTTGAATTAAAAGAAAGGAGAATTCCTCTAATTATTAGAAGAATATTGGCTAAGAATAAATATGAAGATTGGAGAATAGATGAGTTTGATATGATTGCATAGCCTTTATGATGACAATTAATTATAATAAAAAATTGAAAAAATATTATTTAAAGACATTGTCATTATTAAATGTATAAACATGTCAAGTAAAGTTAAATCAACCCAACCTAAAACAAAATCTTCTAAAAAAAAGAAGTCTAAGTCTAAGTCTAAGTCTAAATCCAAGAAAGGAATCAAACTTATGGATACACCAGTAGAGATTACACTTACAGATACCGTAACAGATACCACAACAACAGATACCGTAACAGATACTGTAACAGATACCGTAACAGATACAACAGATACAACAGATACCACTACAACAGAGCTAAGCGAAGAACTCACATCTAGTGCGACCCAGGTCGTAAAGGAAGTAAAAGTTCCAAAACTTTCTGAAAATCTTGGAACCCTATGTGATGATTGGAAAGCATGGCAATCAGCTGGAAGAGACCTGTTGAAACGTACAAACGATTCTCGCAAAGATTGTTTGAAACTTGAGAAAGCACTTGATAAGGCACTTCGTAGTAAAAAGCATACACGCAAACGTAATTCAAACCATAAATCAGGAATTATGCAACCTCACAAGGTTTCAAAAAAACTTGAAAAATTTATGACATATGTCCTCGAAGATGGAGATACTAAGGAGATTTATTCACGAGTAGATGTTCTTACTGCAATCAGTAAATATGTGAAGAAAAAGGCACTCCAAGATGTAGATAATTCAAGATTTATTAATCTTGATAAACACCTTTTGGCAATTTTCCCAAACCTCAAAGGTTGTGAGGGAACAGAGAGACTTCAATTTACAAGTGTTATGAGGAATATTGGACAACATTTTCCACCACCACTCAATAAAAAGAAGCCAAAGGTTGCTACACCAGTCGAGACTGATACAGTAGCCGAGACTATTACAACAGTATAGGCGCGTCAAAATTAGATGGCTTGGCCAATAAATTATAAAAAAACAATTAAACAATTATATAAATAGTTTAATTTTATTATTCTCTGATACGTGTTGCTATAAATGGGGATGTTTTTTTATATTTCGTACATGTTTCATCTTTAAAAATAACAGAACCATGTTTTTTTCTCATTAGACTTAAAATACTTTGATCATGTCTATTTTCTTTAAAATATGGTGCTTGGTCATCATTAAATTCATCGGTTAATAAATACTTATTATTACCAGTTGATAGGAACTCTAAACATTCTTTAAATATTGTCATTGTATGTTTATTTTTTTTCATAATTAATATTCCATCTAAATATTGCCCACTATTTCCTTCTTTTGATTCTCTTACCATATTCATTGCAGTAAACATTTCTTTAATAGTCCACTCTTTTTCTTTAAAGTAACTCATTTGAAAAGAAATTATTCCATATTTAGAATTATCTAATGCTTTTATGTATTTTTTAAATTTAGGAATACCATTTTTATTAATTGTACAACCAGCATCTAAATAAATAAGATAGTCTCCTTCTTTTATTTTTAATAGTGTTTGCATTATTATATCAAATTTCCAAATCCCATATCCACCAAGCCTTTCCATATTAAGAATATCTTTGAATTCTTTAACAAATGATGTGGTTAAATCTTTTGGAGTAAATACTTTTGTTGCTTTAAAATAACCAAAATCTTTTGCTTCTTTGATAATTCTTTTTTTTGATTTTTCAAATTTATCATCACCATAAGTAATAAAATAAATTTTTTTTTCAATAACTTCATACATTTTTTTCACCATTTTTACATCATAATTTAATATTAATTTTTTATTATCCATAACAAACATATTATCCATTGGAATTAAATCATCTTCTGGAATATATTCAGTATCATTTTTATCTCTTACTAAAATTGTTGATTGTTTTAATTTTTTATTAAATAAAGATGCTAATAAACCAAATGTACTGAAACTTAATACAGAATATGTACTATTTTTTAATAAATAAAATGAATCCCAATATGATACTTTTAATAATTGTACTCTTGGATTTTTAACATATGGTAATATGAATTGTTCAACAATATTATTTGAATCTGTTACAATATATATTGGTATATTTTGTTGTTTTAAAAAAAATTTAATTAATTCAATGTAATATTCGGGTTTATAAATAATAAATTTTGTTGTTTTTTTTTTAAATGCAATTTTAAGTTTATCACCATATCTAATATGAACGCATACATATTCACTTTTTGCAAAATTAATAATTTCATTTGTAATTAATTGTTTATTTATATCAAAAATATTTTTAAATTTTGTTTCTTTGATTTCACTATACATTTCTGTTATAAAGCGATACATATAAGCTGTTTGATATACATCGTAAGTTCCATTTAATAAATTAGGTAAATCAGATAATTTTTTAATTTTACTAACATCTAATATTTGTGTTTTATTATCATTTTTAATTTTATAATATTGATATTGTTTGACAAATTGTAATTGTTTATGTTCTTTAAATCCTGGGAATATATCAAATATTTTTGGGTCACTTTTTTTATTATGGTTTGATTCTTTTATTAGTGCATATACATTACAATTATATCTATTAATCAAATATAATATTGCTATAATATCGAATATTTTATTACCAAATCCTGCACATATATCATATATTATTTTGCAATGCATATATTATCTATTAATATAATATATGAATAAAATTCGTAAAAATATATTTGATATTGAAAAAAAAATACAATTAAACACTGTTGAAAAATAAATTTGAAGTTTGAATAAAATATATGAATAAAATCAAATGATTGTGATATGAGTAAGACAGTTGATATATAAAGTTTATTCTACATTATTTCAAATGTACTATATTGACCTTTAGTTTTACTAACTAAAAAATCAAAATTTAAAATTATGTATTTAATTCCACTTTGAATATAAATTCTATCTAAAAATTTATTTTTTTTTATTTTTTTTAAAAATACAAATGGATTAAAATTTTTCTTTTTTAAAATTTTTTCCATAATATCTATTGATTTATATTCATTTTCACTTATAAAATAATCAAAATTTGTTTTATTTATTTTTTTATTATATCTAAGGTAATCAAGAAATCTACCGATTACAAATTTAATATTATAATTTTTAGTAAAATAAGGTACTAGTAAATCTTCTTTATTATTATCTTTTATTATTTTTTTTAATACAAAATTTAGCCAAATTTCATCAGCTCCATAGTAAAAACCATAATATGATTTTTTTTCAGAAATTGGAACTTTTGTTTCTAATACAGAACTAATTGCTAATCTTTTAAAATCAATATAATTAAATACATACATTAAATCTTCTTGTTCAAACATATGATTAAAATATTTATCCCAAACTTGGTATGAAAATACTTCTGGGTCCTTTTTAATTAAAACACCATTGGCTATAAAATAAATATAATTAAAAAAATCTAGTTTTTGAAAATCATTATTATGCATACCTGCTGTGGATATAGGTAATATACAAGATACTATATTTTTACTTTTAATAAATTTTTCAACTATATCAATAAATTTTTCTTTATAAGAATTATCAGCATCAATTGATATAACTGTTTTTAAATTAGGACTTTCTTTATCAAACATTGCATGAAATCTCATGAAAGTTCCAAATAATTCTAAATGTGATAAATTGTTTTTATTATTTTTATTTTTAAAATCATTACATTCAAATTCTATTAATTGAACTTTTTCAAGTTTTCGAAGAATTTCTAATAAATTTTTATATTCTTTAATTTTATTTAATGATTTATCAAAATAAATTCTATAATAATAATTTTTAGGTGTTTTTTTTTTTAAAAATAATCTAATTGTATTTATTATATTTTTTACAAATGATTCTACTTTTATCATTGTTTCGTCTTTAAATGTATAATTTTTTTTCATTTTGATATATTTATCTTTAAAAAATAAAGATGTTGAAAAACAGACGTAATCTTCTTCTGGTTCCTTAAAATATCTCTTAAAACTACAAATATTAGACATATATAATTAATTTATATTTTATTTACTATAAATTTATAAAGTGTTAATTCCCAAATATCATATTTAATAACCATAATCATAATCCCAGTTGATACAGTAGACACAATAACAATGATCGATTGTACAACCATCAAAACATAAGAAACAACTAGGAGAACACCTTGTTGTAAAACATGCGCAATATGCAATATAATCATATTGATCATATTGATTGATATGTTCATTGTATTTAAGTAATCGTGATTTTTTTCGAATATTTGTTTCTTTTTTTGATAATCCAGGTGTTTTCCCTTTGCATTTATTATTTTTGATTTTCTTATGTTTTTTAACTCCTTTGGAATTAGGAATAAAAATACAATATTTTGCCACTGGTCGCACCATATCTAATCTATCTTTCCTTTCAACGGGTTTATCTGGTATTTTCACAATCTGCATGGTATCACGCATTTCAATGAAATTCATTTCATCTGCCCGATTTGCCATAATAACATCCAATGGGATGCCATTTTTTACAATTTCTACAAATGTCGAACCATCACCATTATATATAAGTTCACCTTCATCATTTCGGTCACATCTTGATATTATATCAAGGTAACCTGATGGAGCTGATTGAGTACATTTTTTATTTTGCATCATTATAATATTATAAATTCAATATATTTTATAATATGTATCATTTTTTATTTTTTATTTTATAATCTAATATCTATTCGATAACACTCAGGTCAAATCCTGGTTCAAATCGGTCCCAGTAAGAATCACTATGTTCAACGAGGCTTATACAGAGAGCGAGGGTCGGACCGCAATCACAACAACCATTGGAGCATCCATTTTTACAACGGATGTAGAACTTTTCAAAATCCTTTTTAATGAGATTATCTCTTTCTGTCCCAACATTCGTGAATTGGTCTGTTCTGTCTCCTCGTTTATTTGTCCTGGCCTTTTCACGGGAACGTGTTTCATTCTTGGATAATCCAGGCGTTTTCTTACAATTTTTCTTCCTTTTTCCTCTTTTCCATTTCCTTTGTTTTAGGAGAGTCGAGGTTAGGGTTGAAACGTTGCAATGTCTTATATCATTATTTTTGACCCGTTGAACCATTTTATGTATTTTAAAATGTTTTTGATTGCAAAATTTTGTTTTAATAATATACAATAGATTATCTAATTGTACATCATTATTTGTACTCCATTCATTTGGGGTAATTCTAGATTCGCAAGAGGCAGAGCCTCTTACGTTATCACACTTTTTAATAGAAGTTGACATCATAATTTAATATAATATTTGATATGAATTTATGCGTCATTTTTTATAATAATAATAATTATTATTATTATAATACAACCATATTTTCATTGGTCTATTTATGTTTTCCGTACATCCGAACTATGTTCCCCATTTCTACATACAAGAGTCGGACAATATTGTCCGATGAACCAATCAATATGTAAAGTCCGTCTGGTGAAAACGCGACCGATTTCATCGACCACACGTGTCCCTTCAATGTATACGCATTCTCTCCGGTATCCGTTCTCCACATCATTATGGTCTTGTCGCTCGACCGGACACGATATAACGGCCGTCCGGTGAAAATGCGACTGAGTTCACCGAACCAGTATGTCCATTCGGATTGTTCACATACCCTCTTATCCTCATGGGCATATCCATGGAGTCGTAAAACATTGTGCATAAAAAACGAAGCTGCATTATTTCGTACGGGTTGGGACCAAGGTACGGAAAGATGTGATATTTCCATAAATAACGTACACTTAATAAGGCTCTCTTATTTTCTTCTGACATATTGTAAAAGATAAATTTTAAAACATATCGATAGATGATTTTATGTATCATTTTTAATAATTATAATGCAATGATGACTACATTTTTACTAGTAATCATTGATCTATTTCTTTGTCGTATACGACCTATTGGTCTTTCCACAATTTAAAATATTTTGATAAATTCTTTTTTCGATAACGATAACCTGTAATTTGTAGTTGTATATATCTTTTCGACTTCTCCCAAAAAATCTTTAAATCCTCGGGGTCAGAATGTCCTGCCACAAGACCATGCTGCGCACATTTCCACATAGAAACTCTCGCACTATGTACTTCAATACATCCAGGGGTAGATTTGTTTCCCTTTTTACATAAAACATGAAGACTACAAACCCTTCGTGGTCATTACGGACGAAAGTTGCATGTTCATGCAGAAGCGTTCTGCTTTGGAAGTTGAGCATATTGTACGAGCGTGCAATATCTCCCTTCGGAGGATGACCTTTTGATATTAACATATCGACAATGTCAATATGATCCAGTCTACATGCTTCCTCTAATGGAGTTACTCCGCTGTTGTCTTGTCGCATGACGTCAGCACCGTGCTCGTAGAGCCATTTGACGATATCGAGATGACCTCCCTGACACACGCTCAACATTGGAGTTGACCCCTTGTTGGTTGGTCGCGTGACGTCATTGGCAGCACCATTCTCGTAGAGCCATTTGACGATCTTGAAATGACCTTTCTGACACGCGCTCAACATTGGAGTTGCTCCCTGGTTGTTTGGTCGCGCGACATCCGTGGCAGCGCCATTTGCATATAGCCATTGGACGATCATGAAATGACCATTCTGACACGCAATGGACATTGGGGTATTTCCATCGTTGGTTTGTTGCGTGACATCCATGGCAGCGCCATTTGTGTGGAGCCATTGGATGATCTCTAAATGACCTTCTATACACGCAACAAACATTAAAGCTCTTCCGCGACCATCCCTTTCTCTGGTGGACGTGCCGTGTGCGTGGAGCCATTTGATGATCTCGTGACGACCATACCAACACGCGATGAACATTGGAGTTATTCCGTCGTTGCGTGCTCGCGTGACATCAGTGGCAGCACCATTTGCGTGGAGCCATTTGACGATCTCTAAATGACCATTCTCACACGCGACCCATAATGGAGTTATTCCACTGTTGTCTGCTTGTGTGACGTCCGTGGCGGCACCATTTTCGTAAAGCCATTTGACGATCTTGAAATGACCTTTCTGACACGCGCTCAACATTGGAGTTACTCCGTCGTTGCGTGCTCGCGTGACATCAGTGGCAGCACCATTTGCGTGGAGCCATTTGACGAGATCGAAATGACCTCCCTGACACGCAATCGACATTGGAGTTGATCCCATATCGTCTTCTTGTGTGGCACTCATGCCATCATTGACACATCGCCGAAGTTCATTAAAATTTCCCTTTTCACACGCGTAGTGCGCATTTTCATAATTCATTCTTTTTGTTTTGTAAAAGATCATTTTAAATATATAAACTAGATGATTTTATGTGTCATTTTTAGTTTTTGAAGTAGTTAAACGTTATCTGTTAAGATAACACGGTTTGAAACTCATTCTGTGGAATTTTGTACTTCCATTATCTATTAGCGCCTTCATATGTTTTTTTGTACCATAACCCATATTATTTAATAAATCATATTGTTCTAATTTGGGATTATTTTTAACCAATTCTTCAATATGCTCGTCATGATATACTTTGGCCAATATTGAAGCAGCCGCGATACTCTTATATTTATCATCACCCTTAGTTATTGTAATATATTCAATATAACTTATTTTTTTATTATCATCAATATATGGAAATGCTTCAAATCTATTTCCATCTACCAATAATAGTTCTGGCTTCATCTTTAATTTATTAACTGCTCTTTGCATTGAACTAATTGTTGCTTTTAAAATATTAATATCATCAATTTCATTTGGTTCAGCATAATCAACTGCGTATTCCAGTGCATTTTCAATTATATAATCTCTTATCTTTTTTCTTTTCTTTTTTGATATTTTTTTAGAATCTCTTAATTCAAACCCTTTTGGTTCAATAATATCAGGATTCCATATAACCACCGCAGTATAAACTCTACCAATTAAAGACCCCCTGCCTGCTTCATCAATTCCTGCTTCAATTGTATTTTCTTTATAAAAACTTTTAAGCATATATTGATATGTATATTGATATGTTCTTATTTTTATGCATAAAAATTGAATTGAATAATACAATAAGTATATTAAATTAATCATCATGGAAATCACAAAAGAGTATCAAACATTCCCACATTTGTTATCAAATGTGGGAACAATTAGATTTTCCCCCTGGCTGGGGAGATTGCAAAAATGGAGATCAAAACTTCGAATGAAGATAATTAATAGATATAATGGGGATTTAGATATATTATTAAAATGTGCTATGAAAAATGGTAGTAAAACATCAGTTAATTTATTGATTGTAAATAATTCCTTGAATCAATATTTTAAAGAATCTAAAATTAGACGCAAAAATGATAAATATATCATATTATTAATTTTACACCAAAAATCTGAACAACAAGGAATTTTTTTACCCAAATGGGGCGTTTCATATAATATTATTAAATTTTTATTTGGATTTGATATTAAAAATGACTACTTTTTTTCACCCATATTAAAAGATAAATAACAGGGATTATCATATACAATATTATAAAATACATCAAAAATTTTAAAATAAAAAAAGTTTTAAAAAATATTTTTTAATGATTTTTTTTTTGGGGTAAAATATTGAGTAAATTGTTTTTTTTTTAAGTTTTTTAAATTTTTTTTATAAAAAAAATGCCCAAAAACGGCTATAAGGTATATTGTTGAAATCAAATGGACCATTTTTGTGATCAGTTTTTTTCGTTTTTTGATTTTTTT